CAGAGCAGTTTGCAAAAGCAGAAGGTGCGGCATTCGTATCAGGCGATTCAATAGGAAAACCAGAAGGTATTCTTACTGGGTTACCAGCAACAAGATCACAAACATCAATCACTAATGACGTTTTAAGTGGAAATGATTTGATTAATGCGGCTCACAATGTCAAAGCAGAATATGCTAGAAATGGTTCTTTTATAATGTCAAGATCAACTCTTGCGGCAGTTAGAAAATTGCAAGATACAGCAGGACAATATATTTTCCAACCAGGTGTATATACTATGGGTGTTGGTTCTAATATTTTAGGACATCCTATTGTTGAGTGTACTGATATGCCAGCAATTGCAAATGGAACTGTTCCAGTTGTATTTGGTGATTTTAGAAGAGGATATATGATTGTTGATAGAACAACTTTATCAATCATGAGAGATCCTTTTACTCAAGCTAACACAGGTAACGTAAGATACATCGCTAGAAGAAGAGTGGGTGGTCAAGTTATTCTTGATGAGGCTTTAACTAAAATTACAATTCAGTAATTAATATTAATAATAATAGGAGAATAAAAAATGTTTGATTTAAAAAACAACATTAAACTTGTTGAATCCCTAAATGCTATCGTTAAAGATGCTGATACAAACAGTACTGGTATTGATACGCAGGGTGCAAACAGTGCGATGGTAATGGTTAATGTAGGTGCTCCAGGAGTAACTTTCAGTACAACTCACAAAGTTGAGATTAGACTTCAAGATAGTGCTGATAATTCAACTTTTGCTGATGTAACAAATAATAATTTTGTTACTGGTGGAACTGTTGGTGCAACTGGTATCTGGCAAACTATTGATGCTGATGGCGATTGTAATGCTGTCTATGGTATCGGTTATGTTGGTCCAGAAAGATACATCAGATGTGTACTTGATTTTTCAGGAACACATGGAACAGGAACTGTTTTTGGTGTAACTGGTGCTCTAGGAAATCTAGAAAGTGCACCAACTGACGCACAAGCTAATCTATAATTTATAGATAACTAATTATCTTAGGATAATATTTTTGGGGGAGGAAAGCGAGAGTGGAACTTCCCCAAGATACTCAAAATTTAAAAGGAGAAAAATATGAAAATAAAAATGAAAATAAATAAAATAGCTACTGCTAATGAAAATGGTTCAGATACTATGACTTATGCAAAAGATAGTGTGTATGATATGAGTTCGCCATGGCAAATGAAATTAGCAACGACTCTTATCAATAATGGTCAAGCTGAATCAGTAGCAATAGAAACAACTAAAAAAGTTGTAACTGAAATGGAAACTAAAGTAGAAAAAAAATCAAAAAGCATACTTAAAAAAGTTTTCGGTAAAAAAAAATAAGGATTAAATAATGAGTGGATTAAAAATAGATACAGCTTGGGCAACAAATGTAGTTAGTATTGCTGACTTTAAATTGTTTGCAAGAATTGATAGTTCTGATACTTCAGAAAACGCACTCATTGAATCTCTTGTATTTTTAGCACAAGACATGGCAGAAGCATATACAGGTAGAGCAATCACACAACAAGATTTAACTTTGTTTTTAGATAGATTACCTTTCTATTCAGATCAAAGATTACCAGAGGGTTTATATGTTGCGGCTGACTTACAAGCTAATCAAAATTATATAGTATTACCTAAACCTAATTTAGTTTCAGTAACTCATTTAAAATATTACAATAATGAAGATACAGCTTCAACATTTGCGGCAACTAATTATTATGTAGATACAACAAGTTTGCAAGGTAGAATAGTTTTAAAGAATGGATCAAGTTGGCCAACTGCTTCTGAATTAAGAAATGCTAATGCTTATGAAATAAAATATAGAGCAGGATATGGTAATTCGGCAAGTGATGTACCAAAACCTTTAGTACAAGCAATTAAAATGTTAGCTTTACATCTTTATGAAAATAGAGAAATAGCTACAAGTATGAATGTTAATCTTATACCTAATACAGTTGCAATGTTATTTGCACCTTATAAAGTTCAAAGATTAAATAACCTTTTAGGAATATAATATGTCAGTATCAAGAGTAGGTAAAACTAAAAATTTAATTACTTTACAAAATGCTGATTTAAGTACAGATAATATGGGTGGTTATACTACTGCTAGAAGTACTTATGTTACTGCTTATGCAAAGATGACACCAAAAGGTGGTAAAGAAATATTTTCTGATAAGACAGGGCGACAGATAGAAAACCCACACACATACGAGTTTCTTATAAGACATAATGGTACTAAAAATGCTATTAATACAAAGATGAGAATATTATATGGAACTAGAACTTTTAATATAATTAAAATTAATGATGAAAATGATAATAATAATTATATTACTTTAGAAGCTATTGAAGATGTGGCAAACTAATGGATATTAAATTTAGTGTTAAAAATATAAAAAAAGTTTTATCTCAATTAAACAAATTAGAAAAAGATATGGAAATACCTTTTCAAGAAATAGTAAAAGGTGGTGGACAATTTATAAGAGGCGAAGCAATTAAAAGTATTCAATCAGGTGCAAAATCAGGAATAGTTTATGAAAAATATAATCCTAGAAGATCACATAGAGCATCTGCTCCAGGACAAGCACCAGCAAGTGATACAGGAAATTTAGTTAGTAAAATTATCGTTAAACAAAAAACTAAAAACATTACAAATGTAGAAAGTAATGCAGACTATTCAGCTTTTTTAGAATATGGTACAAGTAAAATGGAACCAAGACCATTTATGTTGCCAGCTTTTGAAAAAAGTAAAAAACCAATTATTAATGCTGTGCTAAAAAGAGTTAAAAATAAAATAGAGGAATATACTAAATGACAGATTTTTCAGTTACTTTACAAACAGCAGTATATAATGCTTTATTAGCAAGTAGTCCTCTTACTACAAAGTTAGGAGGAAACAATATTTACGATTTTGTTCCAGAGGGAACAGCATTCCCATACGTCAAAGTTGGCGATCAAACTATGGTAGATGATGGAACCAAAGACAAAAAAGGGAGTGATTTTACCCTTATTGTTCATACTTTCTCAAGATATAGAGGTAGTAAGGAAATAAAAGAAATTATGTCATTAGTCTATGACGTATTACACGAATCAAGTTTATCAGTATCAGGTGCATTTAATAATATGAGATTTGAGTTCTCTGATATAATAAAAGAAAATGATGGCTTAACAACACATGGAGTACAAAGATTTAGAGTTTTTGTATTGACAAATTAAAAAATAATTAATAAAAAATAAACAAGGAGAAACAACATGGCGGCACAAAAAGGTTCAGCATTTTTACTAAAAGAAAATAGTAGTGGAACAGCAATAGTTATTGGTGGACTTAGAAGTACATCAATGTCTATTAATGGAGAAACAGTAGATATAACAGCAAAAGATTCAGCAACATTTGATGGTGCTTCAGGAAATGATATTGGTAGAGCATTAGGATCAAACATGGGTATTAGAAGTATGTCTATATCTGCAAGTGGAGTATTTACAGACTCTAGTGGAGAAAACAATTTAAGAGGTGCGGCATTCACTGGTGACTCATTAAATTACGATTTAGTATTCGGAGATGGTTCAAATGTTAAAGGTGCATTTATAATTACATCATACGAAAGAGCAGGAGAATATAATGGAGAAGAAACTTTTTCAGTATCTCTTGAATCAAATGGTACAATGACTTATACGAATGCTTAATAACTAATAAGGAAAATGATATGGAACATACAGATGGGTTTAAAGTGATAGAAATAAAATTTCAAGGCGAGTCCTATAATGGTTTCTACAAGGTTACTAGAAAGGGTGTAGTTACTGTCGAAACAAGAAAGGATATTCCTATTAAACCTTACGACCATATCACTATTGGTGTTACTGAATTAATTGTTCAAAAGGTTCAAGTTTATGAAAACAGAACAGAAATTACTTGTGAGGATAAAAACACAAGCGATATAGTTAGATCAAATAAAACTTTGAAAAAACTAAAAAAATCTGAACCAAAAGAAAAAACATTAACTGAACAATTAATAGAAAAGGACACCGATGGCAAATCAGTATAAAGGCGAAATCACAGGTAAGTTGGGAGATAAAGAAAGAACTTTTCGACTTACCTTTGATAGTATAGTTAATATAGAAAGCAGAACTGGTAAATCAATTTTAGATATAACAAATAGTTTAGGTCTTAATAATTATTCTATGAAAGATGTAGTAATTGTTATGCACGAAGCATTAACTGGTGCTGGGGGTAAATTTACTCAATCATCAGTTGGCGATATGGTTATTAAAACTGGTTTAATGAAAGTAGCAGTATTATGTGCTCAAATATTAACAACTATATTTACAGGCGATAAAGCAGAAGAAGATTCCCCTTTAGTACAGGGGGAGAACGAGCAACAAAATACCCAATCCAGCAATACCTAGAAATAGGTCTTGGTGTATTAAGATTCTCCCCAAAAGTATTTTGGGATTTATCAATAACAGAATTTATGTCAGCTTTGAATGGTTATCATTTAAAGAATGGCAAAAACAATAAAACTAATAATCCATTAACTAGAAATGAAATGGAAGATTTAATGAGGCAATTCCCAGATTAATATTATGGCATCAAATTTAGCAACTATCAGAGTAGAACTTATAGCAAATGCGCAGAAGTTTAAGTCTAATATAGACAAAGCAACTCAAAGCATGAAAAAGGTTGATAAGGCAAGTACCAAAACTGGTAAAGGTACTAAAAAATTATCTTCTATTTTTCAAAACACAGCAGGTTCTATTGCGGCAGTACAGGGTCCTTTAGGTCCAGTAGCTGGAAGAATATCTGCGATAGGTGCAATTATTGGTAGAGTTAATCCTTTGATGTTAGTCTTTACTGCAGGAATGGTTGGAATAGGTTTAGCAGTAACAAAAACAATCAAAGCAATATCTAATTTAGAAGTACAACAAGGTAAATTAAATGCTCTTTTAAAAGCAACTGGTAATGCGGCAGGTCTTGTAGGTAGAGATATTGAGGTAATGGCAGAAGCTATCGGTAAAGGTACTTTGGCTAGTGTTCAAGGAGCAAGAGATGCGGCAGGAGTTTTATTAACTTTCAAATCTATTACTGGAGAAACTTTTGAAGAAACTTTAAAACTTACTCAAGATTTGGCGGCAGTCGGTTTTGGTAGTATGAAAACTGCGGCACTTCAATTAGGTAAAGCATTAGAAGAACCTGAAATTGGTTTATCTGCTTTGCGTAGAGTAGGTGTTTCATTTACTGAACAACAAAAAGAACAAATTAAAGTTCTTGCTATGACTGGTCGTCAAATGGAAGCACAAGCCATAATTATAAAAACTTTGAAACAACAAGTTGGTGGTGCAGGAGAGGGTGCGGCAGGAGGATTAGCAGGTGCTTATGATACACTAAAAGAAAACTTAAATTTATTTTTTGAAAGAAGTGCATCAGGTAAAAGAATAGTAGATTTGTTAACTAACTCTATAAATTTATTATCAGATGCATTAGGAAATCAAGTATTACAAATTACAGAATTACCAGATAGTGCTAGTGAACTTAATGAATTATTTAAAAATAATGAAGATGCTTTAAAAATTTTAGAAAAAGCCTATGACGATGCTTTAAAAAATAAAAAGAAATTTTTTGATTCAGGACAAGCAAAACATGATAGAGCAGAATTACAATTAAGAATAAAACTTTTACAAGATGAACAAAAAGATATTAAGAAAAAAATTGAATTAATTGGTCAAGAACAAACATTAGTCAATAAAGCACGACTAGAAACTAAAAAACATATTGATAAAAGAAATAGATCAATGATGGACGAGATGCGATTAGCCACTACATCAGGAGATAAGCAAAGATTTATTTTAGAAGAACAAATAAAATTAAGAGATATGTTAATTGGTAAATTAGGAACTAGCAAAGAAGCAATGGCGGAAATTAATAGAATTATTAATATTCAAACTGGTGCTTTTGAACAACAAGCAGAAGTAATGGTTGAATTTAGAGATGAACTTGCAAAAGTAGAACAAGTAGCAACTGGTGTAGCTAATGAAGTTGAAAAAGTTGGAGATACTCTTGTTGATGCTTTTTTAAGAGGTAAAACAGGTGCTTTAGATTTTAAAAATATTTTAAGAGAATTAATTATAAGTATCCAAAAAACTATTATTCAAACATTAATTTTAGATCAAGTTAATAAATTTGTTAAGAATGCTATAACAGGATTTTTTGCACCTAAAGTTCCAAATACAGTTAAATTACCACCATCACAAAAAGCAGGTGGAGGAACAGTACAACAAGGATCGCCAACTTTAGTTGGAGAAAGAGGTCCAGAGTTATTTGTTCCGAATAGTTCTGGTTCAATTAAAAATAATGCAGACACAAAACAAATGGTAGGTAGTGGTGGTGGAGGAGTTTCTATCACACAAAATTTAAACTTTGCTGTTGGTGTAACTAATACTGTGAGAGCAGAAGTTATGAATATGCTACCAGCAATACAACAATCAACAGTCCAAGCTGTTGCTGACGCAAAGCAACGAGGCGGAAAATTTAGTAAGGCATTCGGTAGTTAATTATGGCATCATACACACCAAGTTATCCTTTAACACTTCCAACTGTTACAGGAGTCACAACTCAAAACTGGGGAATGGAAAGAGTAGTAGCTGTTACTGAATCTCCATTTACTAATCAAGAACAAATTTTTGAACATGAGGGTGCACAATGGAAAGCAACATTTACTTTGCCACCTATGAAAAAAGAGAAAGCCGCAGTATGGTTAGCTTTTCTTATGTCATTAAGAGGTCGTAGAGGAACTTTTAAAATAGGCGATCAAGATAGAAAAACTATTCAAGGAACAGCAACAGGAACAGTTTTAGTTAATGGTGCGGCACAAACTGGTAATGCAATTAATTTAGATGGCTTTACTGCAAGTAGAGCAAATGTTTTTTTAGCAGGAGATTATATTCAAATAAATAGTTATCTTTATATGGTAAGTGCTAATGTAACTTCAAATTCTAGTGGCGAAGCAACTGTTTATGTTGAGCCATCTTTAAGAACAGGAATAGAAGCTATTAATGACGATACAACAGTAGTTTATTCAAACACAACAACATTAATGAGATTAGATAATAACGAACTAAACTGGGATACAGATAAGGTAAGTGTTTATGGAATATCTTTTGCTTGTAGTGAGGCTTTGTAATGAACTTTGCAGACCTTTTAAAAAAAAATTTTATATTTATTCCAGTAGTTGCTTCAATAGTAGTTGGGGGATTTACTTCTGTTAAGTATGTTTTAAATTTAACAACAACTATTAATGAAAGTAAAGTTACTATTATAAAATTAGAAAGCGAATTAAAAGTAGCACAAAAAGAATTAACAGATATGAATACAAGATTAACCTCTGCTGAATCAACTTGGCAGATGGCAGAAAATTTATATAGAAATTTAGCAGATCAAGTAAGAGAACACTCTTATGATATTAAGGATTTAAACAGATAAGGATTTATGAATAATGGAGAGTGCCAAGATGAACTATTATTTTACAGGATTATTGATTATATTGATGACTCTATTGGCATTATTCGTGAAACCTGCACACGCAAGAAACGAATATCTTAATGAGTATGGTGTAAGATGTGGAGAGTTTGAAACCAGAATTGAAGCAGAAGATAGAAATGGTAAATATAATCATTATAACGATACTAATAACTATCGTAATGATGATGATAATTATAGATTAAGTTTTACTTACAGAAAATATTTAGGTACAGATTGCAAAACTACAAAAGAAAATGTAGCAATTAAACAACAATTAGAATTAATGAAAATGTGTGGTAGGGTTAATGGTAATCCTAGTTTAGCATATAATGAAAACTTTAGATTGCTAGTATCTAAATGTAGAGGAGTTACTCCTACTAAAACAGATAATAGACCAGCAGATGATAAAAGTCTTTGGGATAATATGAAAGATGATTATAAAAAAGAAAATCCAGATGTTATAATAATGGGAGATAAAATTTTATTACCACCTAAAGATTATAAAATGCCAGTACCAGAATGAGTAGAAGTTTTAGAAAAATTATAGTTAAATTGAGAATGTTTTATGCGGACATAAGAGGTCATCATGGTAAAAGATGGGATTATGAACCATCAGAACATTATATGGGTATGAATAAAAGGAAAAGAAAATGAAAGTAAGTGAAAATACGAATATACAATTACCTTTAAGAAATTTAATTTCTATTATTGTTGCAGTAGCAGTAGCAGTATGGGCATACTTTGGAATTATTGAAAGACTTAATACTATTGAAACAAATGGTAAGTTAATGATTTCAGATGTTGATGAAAATACAGAATTTAGAATTAAGTGGCCACGAGGAGAATTAGGTACACTTCCTGCTGACGCAGAACAATATTTACTTATAGAAAACACTTTAGTTGAAGTTGAAAAACTTACTATAAGAATTGATGATATGATGAATAATAAAGTAAATATAGAAAGATTAATTAAAGATGTTGATAAATTAACAGAACAACTAGAAGTATTAAAAGATAAAGTAAGAGCAAATGGTGATGGTACACACTAATGTTAGATAAATTTTTATATGGATTTTTTGGTGGATTAGATAATTTATGTTTATGTGTATCAAATTATTTATATAGAATAAGTAGAGGTAAAAATGACAGGAAGAATAAACAAACAAATATTAGAGCATCAAAAAAAAATACAAAAAAAAAACAAACAAATTAGTTTAATTAAAAATTTAAAAAAAGAAGTTAATATTGGTGCTAATGGAACTCAAAATTATATTATTAAAAAGGGTATTAACAAAGGTAAGATGTTATGATAGAAACAGTTATTGCATTACTTATGATTGTTAATGGAGAAATTAAAGAACATAGAATACAAGAATCTATGTCAAAATGTTTAAAAGGTAAAAGAGTTGCTCAAAGAGTTTTTCAAAAAAATGTTCAATATCAGTGTATAAAATCTAAAGCAGAACTAGAAGAAAATATTGATGGCTCTTTATCAATTAAAAAAATAATTATTAAATAATAACATGGCACGAAATATTACAACAGTTTTTAAAAATGCTATAACAAGTAAAGTCGTTAGACCTATTATGGCAGTTGAATTAGACTTTAGTGATGGAGTCTTAAAAATGTGGAATGGTTATGGGGATTTAACTATGACTGCTGGTGGTTCTTCAAAAACATTTACTGGTCAAGGAGATTTATTAAATATTTCAGATATAGAAGAAAGTTCAACATTATCTATGAGTGGTGTTACTTTAACTTTAGCAGGAATAAAATCTAGTTTAATATCTACTGCTTTGAGTGCAAGTTATACAAATAAAAATGGTGCAATTTATTTAGGTTTATTTGATGCTTCAAAGAATGTAATAGCAGATGTTTATACTATCTTTAAAGGAAAGATGGACGTTTTAAATATTCAAGAAGGACATGAAACGACTGTAATAACTTTAAAATTAGAAAGTAGATTAATAACTTTTGAAAAGCCAGCTAATAGAATGTACACTTTAGAAGATCAGCAAGTTGATTTTTCCTCAGATTTAGGTTTTGAATTTATACCAGATTTACAAGATAAAGAAATTATTTGGGGAAAGAAAACTAATTAATGAGAGTAAATAATTGGGCTTCTAAATTAGAGTTAATTATTGAAGAAACAAAAAACAAAGAAAAATTTGTTTTTGGTAAAAATGATTGTGTTACTTTTGTTATAAATAGTATTGAAGCCATCACTGGTAAAAAAGTTTTTGATAATAAATATAAAAATATTAAAGACGCAAAAGAAATAATAAAAAGTTTAAAAAGTAAAGATTTATTAGATATAGCTTTAAAGATAGCTAAAGAAAATAATTTTAAAGTAGTTGATATAGATAAAGCACAAAAAGGAGATGTATTTTACTATATAGATAAAACAGATTTAGATGGTACTTTAGGAGTTTGTATCGGAGAAAATGTTATGTTTAATTGGAAAAAAGAAATAGCATTAATACCAAAAAATAATTGTAAAATAGCTTGGAGAATTGAATAGTGAAAATTTATAAAAAAATAGTTTATGATAAAGATGATAATATCATAGAAGAAGATTCTTATGAACATCATGGTCAAGTAGCTCAAGCTGGTGGTACAGTAAAAAAAATTATTATTGTTGCGGCAGTAGTTGCGGCAGTAGTAGTTTTAGGTCCAACTGCCATGACAGCATTTCAAGGTTTTAATCCTCTTGTTCAAAAAGCATTAATTAGTATTGGTACATCTATTATTGGTGGAATTGTAGGTCAAGCACTTGCTCCAAAAATAGACCCTCCAAATTTTGGTACTGCTTTAGAATCAGGAATAACAGTAACATCAAAAGCACCTACTGCTCCTTATAGAATTATATATGGTTCAGCAAGAGTTGGTGGAACTATTGTTTATGCAGAAACAACATCAAGCACGAATGAATTTTTGCACATGGTTATTGTTCTTGCTGGACATGAAGTAGATGATATATCAAGTATTTATGTTGGAGATGATGTTGTTTCATTAGAAACTACTTCAAATGACAGTAATGGTATTCCTATTTTTACACCAACAAGTAGTGATCAATATAATGGTAAATTAAGAGTTAAAAAACATTTTGGAGATCCTGCACAATTAGCTGATGCAAATTTAGTATCTGAGATTACTCAATGGACAACTGATCATAAAATTAGTGGAAAAGCATATTTATATTTAAAATTTACATTTGATTCAGATGTTTATCCGAATGGTGTACCTAATGTTTCTGCAATAGTTAAAGGTAAAAAATTATTTGATCCAAGAGCAACTAGCTTTACTGCTTCTTCCTCTACTGTTTCAACATCATCAAATACTATAACTATTTCAAATCATGGGTTATCTACATTCGATAGAGCAACCTATGACACAAATAGTCAAACAGCTATCGGTGGATTAAGTAATGGTACACTTTATTATGTTATCAAGATTGATGATAATACTTTTAAACTTGCAACAAATTATGCAAACTGTGTTGCAGGAACTCCTATTAGTTTAACATCAGTATCAGGTAGCACTACACAAAAATTTAATTTTACGACTTTTTCTGATAATCCTGTTTTATGTATTAGAGATTATTTAAAAGATACTATTTATGGTATGCAAGTTGAAGATGCTGAAATAAATGATACAAATTTTATAGCAGGTGCAAATACTTGTGATGAAACTGTTTCTGTTACTAACCCATCAGGAACAGAAAAAAGATTTACTTGTAATGGTGCTTTTCAATTATCAAAAAGCCCTAAAGTAATTATAGAAAATTTTTTAACTACATTAGGTGGTTTTTTAATTTATTCAAATGGAGAATTTAAAATTATACCATCTTCATATATATCGCCAACAGTTACTTTAAATGAAAGTAATTTAAGAAGTGGTATATCTATAAATAGTAGAGTAAGTAAAAAAGAATTATTTAATGCTGTTAAAGGTTTATATTCTGAACCAGCTAATGATTTTCAACCACAAAATTATCCTATCTTAACTAATTCAAGTTTTGAATCAGAAGATAATAATGAAAGAATTTATGCAGAATTTGATTATCCTTTTACTAATTCTAGTAGAATGTGTCAAAGATTATCAAAGATTCAATTATTAAAAGTTAGACAACAAATATCTTTTTCAGCATCTTTTGATATGGGTGCTTTTGATTTAGACGTTGGAGATACTGTTAATATTACAAATGCAAGAATGGGTTTTACTAATAAAACTTTTCAAGTATTAGAGTGGGGTTTTTCAATTGATGCTAGTGATGGTAACTTACAGATAACTGCTAATTTTAAAGAAATAGCTAGTGCTGTATATGATTTTGCTACAAGTGATTACTCAACTATTTCTAGTGGTAAAGCAACAAACTTACCTAAATCAACTTCTGTATCTGCACCGACTGCGATTACTTTAACTGATGAATTAGTTTCTTACAATGATGGAACTGTAATTGTAAAAATGGTTATTGAATTAACCGAAGCCACAGATAATTTTACAGAACTATATGAAATAGAAATTAAACAATTAACTGATGCAGATGGTAATGCTGTTACTGATGACTTTAAACAAATCGGTAGAGGTGCTAGAACTAAATATGAATTTCTTAATGTAATTGATAGAGCAACTTATCAAGTCAGAGCAAGAGGTGTAAATATTTTTGGTGTTAAATCTTCAACGATAACACAAGATCATACTGTTGTAGGATTGTCTGCTCCACCACCTGATGTAACTGATTTTTCTTGTAACATTGTAGGACTAGATGCTTTTTTAAGTTGGAAAGCAGTTGATGTTTTAGATTTAAGTTATTATGAATTAAGATATGCAAATGTAACTGCTAATGCTACTTGGAGTAATTCTGTTCCATTAGTTAAAAAAGTTTCAAGACCTGGAACATCTGTTGTTGTTCCTGCAAAGACAGGTGCTTATTTAATTAAAGCTAGAGATAAATTAGGACTACCTAGTGTTAATGCTACTGTTGTTTATGTAGCTGTTGAAACAATAGGTACTTATAATTTTTTAACTTCATCAACTCAGAATCCTACCTTTAGCGGAAGTAAGACTAATGTTTATGTAGATGATAATATAACAGATGTTCCTGCTTTAGTTTTAGAAAGTCAAGAATTATTTGATTCTCCATCTGGAAATTTTGATAGTCAAACTACTAGAGATTTTGATAGTGGTACACTTAATGGACAACTTTTTTCAGAGGGTATATATCAATTTACAAGTACTATTGATGTGGGTTCAAGAGTTACAACTAATATAACAGCAGATATTACACAAACTGTTGTTGATAGAGATGATATTTTTGATTCTAATACTGGAAACTTTGATGCAAAATTAGGTAACTTTGATGGAGATGCAGAAGCAAACTGTGCATCAGAAATACAAATAGCTATATCAAATGATAACTCTGATTTTACTCCTTTCCAAACATTTGTAGTGGGAGATTATTTAGCGAGATATTATAAATTTAGATTAGTTATGACCTCTGAAAATGGTAGTGCTAGTCCAGTTGTTACAGAATTAAAAGTAACTCTTGATATGGAAGATAGAATTGAATCAGGAAATAATATTGTATCAGGAACAGGAACTAAATCAGTAACATTTACACAACCTTATGTAACTGTACCATCTTTAGGTTTTGCAGTACAAGATATGGCTTCTGGAGATACCTACACATTAAGTAATAAAACTGCAACAGGATTTAGTGTTGCTTTTACTAATTCAGGTGGTTCAGGAGTATCAAGGACTTTTGATTTTATTGCTAAAGGTTTTTAACAATGTTATTGATTATTTAATAAACTTATGATAAACGAACAAAAAGGATTTATATAAAATATGGCAAATCACGATTATGTAATAGCGAACCAAGGCTTCCCTACATTTAGAGCAGATTTGAACTCTGTACTTCAAGCAGTAGTTTCTAATAACTCTAGTGCTTCTGAACCTACTACAAAATATGCTTATCAAATGTGGTATGAAACAGATACTAATAATTGGTATATGCGTAATGCTGATAATGATGCTTGGATAACTTTAGCAACATTTAATCAAACTAATGATACAGTAAATTTTATAGATTCTTCTGCCACAGTTTCAGGTATATCCACATCAGCAAGTGCTACTGTTATGACTTTAGCAGATGGTTCGGTAGCTATTAATCCAGCAGGATTTGTTTCAGTTGGTGGTGCGGCAACACAATCAGGAGAAATTAGATTTTTAGAAGATACTGATAATGGTTCAAGCTATGTTTCTTTAAAATCAGCAAGTGCTTTAGGTGGAAATCTAAGTCTTACTTTACCAACAGCAGATGGTTCAGCAGGTCAATTTATGAAAACTGATGGAAGTGGAAATTTAAGTTTTGCGGCTCCTGCAGGTGGAGTTTCAATAGATGATGTAACAAGTCTTGCAATAGCATTAGGATAATATAATATAAATCAATAGGAGATAATTAAAAAAAATGGCAAACACATTTAAGACAGTAACATTTGCGGCAGAACCTGCATCGGCAGGAACACCATATACTATGTACACAGTCGCTAGTAGTACTACAACAGTAATTCTTGGTTTGTTACTTACAAACATACATAATACAGCAATTACAGTCGAAGTAGAATTAGTAAGTGATACTGCTAATAGAAATGGAAATAACAATGTAGCTAATGGAACTGCATTTTTAGTTAAAGATGTAACCATTCCAGCAGGAAGTTCTTTAGAACTTTTATCTGGGGGTAAAGTTGTTATGGAAACTACTGACATTTTAAAAATAGATTGTTCGGTAGCTGATAAAATATCAGGTGCATTATCAATAATGGAAATTACATAGGATTAATTAATGTCATATATCGGAAATACTCCAGCAGAAAATTACGCAAGTTTTTTAACTGAAACTTTTTCAGTTTCTGCTACTGCTAATTATACTTTATCTCATGCTGTAGCAAATGAGAATGATATTAGATTAGTTATTAATGGAGTAGTTCAACAACCAGGAAGTGGCAAAGCATATACTGCTAGTGGTACAACTCTAACACTTACAAGTGCAACTGTATCTGGAGATGTTATGTATGCAGTTTATTTGGGTAGAGCATTACAAACTGTAAATGCACCAAACGCATCTGTGGGAAGCGATCAAACTGCACCTACAATAATTACTGGTCAAACTGCTGAAACTTCTATCGCAACAGATGACACAATATTAATCCATGACACATCAGCTAGTGCATTAAGAAAAATGACTAGAGCAAACTTTGTATCTGGTATCGGTGGCGTTAATACTCCTTACGCACATATAAAATTAAGTGCAAATCAAAACACAGGAAATGCTGCAAATGTTAAAGTCACACTAGATAGTGTTGAATTAGATTCTGCTTCTGGTTGGGATAACACTAACAAAAAATGGACAGTTCCTAGTGATCAAGCTGGAAAATATTTTATTACTTGTGCAGTAAATTGTTTTAGTGGGTCAAGCACACATGATTTTACTTATGCAAGACTGTATATAAATGGAAGTAAAATTGCAGAAGCCTCAACTTTACATAGAGCAAATGATGGAGAGGGTGCAACAGAAAATATTACAGTAATCAAAAATTTAAGTGTAGGAGATTATATTGAATTATATGGACAAGGAGAGGGTGGAGGAAGTCCAAGCTATTTTCAAGGTAATTCAACAATTTCATACACATATTTGAATTTATTTAAAATTATAGAATAGGATAAATTATGGCAATAGATAAAATACAATCAGAATCAATTAACCTTGCAGATAACTTTGCATTTACAGGAACTGTAACTGGTGCTAGTGGTACTGGAAGAATTATTCAAATGGTTCAAGGAACAGATGGATCAAATTTGAGTAGTTCTTCAACATCTTATGTTGATACTGGATTAACTGCCGCAATTACACCAGGAGCAACATCTAGCAAAATTTTAGTTTTAGTATCAATGGGTATTTTTGGTGCAGATTCGGCTGGAAGTTCTGGTGCGGCACATAAATTATTAAGAGATAGTACAGATTTAATTATTCATAGTTCAAATGGTTCTCATGCAGCGAGTGGATATATTTATACTGCTGGTACAAGTTTTAGTTATCTTGACTCTCCTTCATCAACATCAAGTCTTACGTATAAGGTTCAGTTTAAATCTAATGGTGGAGAAAATTTTGTAACTGATAACGGAAGTACTGCAACAATAACTTTATTAGAGGTATCTCAATAATGACTTTTAAAATATTAAATGCTTGTAAAAAAATTTATCCAAACGCAGAAGTTAGTATTAAAGAGGAAGATTTTAGTACGATACAATTTTATAATGGAACACCAACTATGACAGAAGCAGAAATTAGAGCAAAGTTTCCAGAAATAGAAGCTGATGAACAAGCTAAAATAGATAAAAAAACATCAGGAAAACAAAAACTAAAAGACTTGGGATTAGATGATGATGAAATCCAAGCATTGACAGGAGTATAGATGGCACAACTAAGCACAAAAATAAAATCATACTGCGAAGCTAATGGTGTATCAAATGTAGATTTTACTAAAGATGTTATGTTGCAAGACGATAGTGATGGTAATGGTGCTTACATTAAAGAGTGGAATTTAGATATTGCACAACCTACTGATGCACAATTAACAGAACAAGAATCTGCGGCAGATACAGAAGAAGCCAATAATACTGTAAGAAATACAAGACGTATTGCTTATGGCGATATTGGAGAACAGCTAGACGAAATCTATAAAGATATAGATGGTTGGAAAGCAAGAATTAAATCAATTAAAGACGCAAACCCAAAGAGTTAAATAGGAGATTACATTGAGTTATATAGGTGCTAAACCAACAATCGGAAACTTTCAGATTTGTGATGCTATAAGTGTTGTGAATGGTCA